AGCCAACTCGCAGCTGCCGACAGCTGACATCATGGGTTTAACTAGTTTGATATTATTCCAGTGTTTAACTCCAGATGTTCCATGCGCTATTATCTTCTTCCAATTTCGGACCATTTGCCAACCGTTGACAGTGTGAACCATCTTCGACTGGCAAAACACAACTTGATCAGGTTCACGCGCCTCGTTCTCCAACTTGAGCTCCTGTCCGAACCCAAGAAAGACGCGACTGATTTCCTCACGCACCTTGTCCACGTCCTCCTCCCGGAGGAATAGTAAGCAGTCGTCACCGTCGTCAAATATGGTATAAAATGCATCTGGTCCAATCATTTCTTCCATGGCTGCTGTGATCATGCCAACCATTAAGATACAATTACCCAATGCAGTGTTTATATCACCACTCATTCGCCCACCTTTAACCCTATATTTGACACCAAGCCTCGTGCTCCCGTCATTAATGAGTTGTTCACGCAAAATGTCGCGTAGTTCAAAGTCATGACACATGCTCCTGTATACTCGATGTTCTTCCTCGAGTATGCAATCTTTAATATGCATATCCCAACGACTGCCGTCTAATGAAAAACAAACAGTGCCGGGACCCATGTGATCAAACTTCTGGCGTATGGTGGTTGCCCTATCAAAAGCTCCCATTGTCTTCGCAAACACTGGGAGCCCAAAGATATCTTTATACGCGTACACTTTATGCTCGACGGGCCGCAAAAATCTAGCAAGCATCAAATTAGCCTTAGGACTACGGGCTTGTATCACACGTGCGTCAGGATTAACCTTATCTTCAGGGTTAAACTTTTCAGATTTCACAAAAGCCTTGATCTTATAATCATGCCTGGAAACCCCGACTGTTCTTATCTCGTGATACGCTCGTTCGTAGATCTTACGACGTTGGTCCTTAAAACTATCTAACACTCGTTCGAAAGTCCATGGTCTTATGGACTGGCGACCAAATAGCCTAGACAATGCTAATCTCAATCGTTTGACTGATTCTGGTATCGGTTCAGGTGTTACGGCAAGCACTCTATTACGGAGGGCTACCATCTGGTTACATACACAGTCACTACTAGTGAAGCAATGCCAAAGGCC